AAGCGACCAACTTAACTAAGGAAGTCGCAAATGAAAAAGATAGAATTTCCGAAAGAGATTGACAGTCCTTTATCCGTATCAGACTTAATTCAAATCCATAATCAAGGGGTTACTAAGTTTCAAGAGATTTGGGCTGAGGGGGATAAGAACGAAAGGTCATGGTTAGGCAAGAACTGGACTGAGCAGCAGGAACTTGACATTAGAAGTCAGAATAGGCAGCCATATTCCTTTCCTTTAATCGCTAATAAATTACAAATCATTTCAGCCACACAGAAGAAAACAAGAACCTCATTCAAGGTTGAGGCTGTTTCAGATCCCAATGATGAGATTAAGGCAGATTTAGCAACCATTTTCATTAAAGATGTAGAAAAGCAATCAAAGTTTAAGTATTTAGAGTCAGATGTATTTGACAGGGGTTTAGCCATTAAATACGGTGTGTCGGAAGTTTACCTGGATTGGGTTAATGGTGCGAATATTCCTAAAGTCAGACTGGTAGATTGGAAAAACTTCATTTGGGATTCAAACTCTAAATTATACGATAGGTCAGATTCATTATTCGATTGCAAGATTGAAAAACTATACCGCTATCAGTTAGAGCAGCAGGGATTTGACACTAAACTCATTCCTACTCAAACAACCGGCTCATTTTTAGGACGTGAAATGTCAAATTATTACATTACTCACGCAAAAGACGGACACCCCGAGTTTGACGTAATTACTTTATTTCATCACTATCAGAAGGTAAATAGAACTTACCATGTTTTAATCTTCCCTGATTCACAGAACTTATTAGGGCTTACGGATGTAACGGTAGGAAAGTACAGGTCAAAGAAAGAAGCTGAAGCGAAAGCAAAAGAATTAGATTGGGAATACATCTCAAGAGGACTTGCACCCGAGTCTCACATTGAGGAGAAGAACGAACAAAGATATGATTATTATAAATTTGTTTATAATATGCTTTTAGAATATGACGAAACAGAACTTGAAAGAACACCGTTCAATGTTTACTTTACTTTCTTCTTAGAGGGTGAATGTATATCTATGATGGATTTTTTAAGAAGTCCACAGATGTATATGGATAGAATCTTTTCACAGATTGATTATTCATTAGGCAAGGCATTAAAGGGAGTAAAGGAATTAAATGTAAACGCTTTGGCTGAAGGGGAAACGCCCGAGACAGCACAAACGAAGATGAATAAAACAGGAGGGGTAGTATTAAAACAAGGAACCGAGGATGTAATATCTACTCACGCAGAAGAGCAATTAAACCCCGCATATATGACCATGTTCGCTGTTATGCAGAATATATTAGAGGATTTGGGAGGAGGAAGATCATTCCAGGGACTTGCAGAGGGTAAAAGTGAATCCGGTGTTTCGGTAGAAGCCAAGAAACAGCAAGGACAGATGATTGCACTTAATTTCGTAGATAACCTATCAAGATGGAAACAGGGATTAGGTGAAAATATTCTATGGTGGATTAAGAATTATGTTGATACCGAAAGATATATTAAGGTTCAAGGTGGAGCGTTAGACCCGCAAATGATTCAGATGTTACAGCAGAATAATATTTACGTTCCTTCAAACAGGGCTGATGGAGGAGGATATGTTAAGATAAACGATCCTGATAACCGGATGTCATTCTTAAATGATGCTGAACTTGAATTGGTGGTTACTGAAGCTGAGTTGACAGAAACAGAAAGACAATTAAAATACATGCAGATGCAGGCAGCAGAGAAAGTTGATCCTACATTAGCACAGTCTCAAGTTTGGTTAGAAACTAAATTAAAGTATATGGACATTGACGCTTCCACAAGACAGAAACTTTTACAGGAACGCCAACAGATTATGCAACAAAATATGCAAATGCAACAGCAACAGATGCAATTACAACAATCACAATTTCAACAGCAACAACAATTACAGAAAGCTGAAATCCTAATGAAGATGCACATAGCAGACTCAGCGCCTAAAGTAGTCATGGCTTATAAGGATACACCTAATGATATTAAACGTCAATTAGAACTTGAAGCCGGATTAAATCCAAGCACACAACCGGATAAAAATAGTAATACACCAATTAAACCCGTAGGAGGAACTAATGGGAGCAATAACAAACCTGTTAAAAAGTCCAATAAAGATAAAGCCCTCCAAGAAGGGTAGTTTACATAAAGCATTGGGAATACCGCAAGGGAATAAAATCCCTTCAAATAAATTAGCGGTTAAACCTACTGATTCGCCTATAATCAAGAAGAAGAAAATATTTGCCTTGAACTCTAAAAAATGGAATCACTAAATGACCGCCCCATCCTCAGAGTTATATGATATAATCATGGACACGATTGATGCAAATGAGGAATTGACTGTTTGTGAGGTTATTTATGTCATTGAAAGAGTTAAACACGAATTGATGCAAGGTGTTGACAGGACAGAAAAGGAAGAAAAGGAAAATGAGGATGAGAAGTAGTTTCGACTTTATTTGTATGTATAAAAGATTTAATTTTGTATAAGAAATCAAAATAAAATAAGGAATCAGAAAAATGGAACTATGGCTTTATATACTCACCGCAGTTTTAGCAATTCATGTTGTTTGTTTTTGGCTCTATGTTGCCACAGATAGACCAACAGACATTAATGAAGGATTACTCAAACATCAAGCCCACACCCTACATCACCTAATCCAATACTTCGGGTTAAATTTTGAAATGTTAAATAATTATGGGGGATGGAAACCTATTGGAGACACAAAGAATGGTAAACTTGATATGATAGAACAAAAGATTAAGGCATTAGAAGAATATAATAATATAAGGTTTCCTCAAAACAAATCTCTATACATGAGGGTTAAATGAAAAAGATCACACGCTTTTTGTATTTCAATCTCATAAGATATTTGGATATTTATTATTGGAAGATTAAATGGGAACATCCCGACTATCACAAACAGCATCCCGATCACGAAGTAATAATATGAAACTCCTACTCAACATATTAAAATCCTTTCTCAAATGGTGGCGCAATGAATCTGATAAGACAGAGTATGTCTATTCCCCTATCACAAAAAAAGAGATTGTTGTGCCCGTGGGATTCATTAAGAACAGAGAAGAACAAGACCAAGACCTAATAAACTTCTTTATTCCGTATGCTGATAAGAACTGTAAACATTGCTATGGAACTGCAAATACGGGATGGGACGCCAAGCGAAATGCTTATGACATTTGCAGATGCGTAATAGTCAACATTGAAAAGGTAAAGGCACAACAAACATTACAGGGGCAAAGAAACTAAACCTAACATGATACCTAAAATAATTATTATAATAGTCCTTTTTGTATTCATATTAGTAATTATATCCGGCGTTATTATTATACTCAATGAACTAAAGAAATAATATTTTCGACTTTATTTATTTAATGTAAGTAAGTATTTTTATCACTAATGAGTCAGACACTTGAAATATCAGACATTACAGGGAAACTTCTCGCAACAATACAGGAGAAGGATTTTAACAAAGATAAACCTTTAATAGTCAAGTTAAGGACTCCAGAGGAAGAAAAACCCTATCAATCAATGATTAAACAAACGAATAAGAATAAATTAGTAATGAGTTAGTTTTATACAACATATTTAAGCAAGGATTAAACCAAGCGCAATTTGAGAAATCAGGTTGCGCTTTTTTATTAAATAACAGGAAACAATAATGGACGACAACAAGGAAAAGGAACTGGAAGTCAAAGACCAAGAAAATGAGGAAGAACTCGATGAGCAATCTTCTGAATTTCAGTCTGATGACGAACAGCAATCCATAGACCGAGTAGAAAGCCTACTTAAAAGTCAGGGAAAAGAAGTTGAGCAATCTGAAGTAACTGAAAAGGTTAAGAAACCCGAAGAAGTTACAGAAGAACTCAAACCGGAAGTTCCTATGATTGACGAGGCATTAGCCTCACAATATCCCGTATTGAAACCTAATATAGGCAAACCACAGTCAATTATACCAGACCTATATGCGAAACTTCAAAGGGAATTAACTAAACAAAGACAAAAGCCCCAACCCACAGAGATTAAGGAACCCGAATTAGGAGAAATGCCCGATCCGGTAGACGATCCACAGGCTTTTAAGGAATGGCTCAAACAGGCAAGGGAAAGAGACAGAAAAGAGGCTAAAGATGAAGTTTTGAAAGAAATGGAATCCCGCCTTACACCTTTTCAGGAACAGGTTATTCAAAAGACCCAAGAGGATGTAAAATATGCAATCTCTGAAGATTTGAATGAATTTGTTGAGGAAGGTAAGTCTTTTGATTCTGATGAAGCTATCAACTATTGGAAAGAACAAAACGCCTCAAATTTGTATTTGGAGGATGGAGAATTGAACACGGATTTTACGCATTTCTATGACGTAAATCCTAAAAAGTTTGTTCAGGAAGTCACTAACCTTTACAGACTTAAACAGCTCACATCCAATAAACAAAAGACCGCAGAGGAAATCAAAGCCGATAAGTTGAAAACAGATGCCGAAGCGAAGAAAAAAGCAGCTGATTTGGTTGCTAAGAATATTCGGGATGCCAATAACTTAAAAACTAAAGATAAAGAATTAATCAGATTCAAAGTACCTGATGATCGTAAAGAATTAACCCCTGAGGAGAAGTTGTTAGGTGATGTCTATTCAATCACAGAACAAGAAAATAACGTTTAACAGGTAATATTATGGCATTCACAGGTGTAATTTCCGGTGTCAGGACTCAGGATAATGGCGTACTTGCTGCTAACCAACGCCCCGACATAGATACGACTCTAAAAGTTTTGGAACCGTATCAAACTCCATTTTTGCAATTTCTTTTCTTCTCAAACAAACAGAGTAAACCCGTTATAAATAAATCGGGTAAATTCTCATGGTTTGAGGATGAATATCAGCCCTATCAGACAACTATTAAAGCTGCTATCACAGCATCCACGACACTTTCATTAACGACTTCCAATATAACCGATATGACCATTTTCAAGGCTTATGATACGGTTTATATTGAAGATACTGATGAAATGGCTTACGTATCGGCTTCTTCAGCAGGTGCGACAGCAACACTTACAGCTATGGATGGCTCTACTTCTCTAACTTCGGTTGCAACAGTAGGATCTTATATTAAAATAATCGGTAGTGCTAATATCGAAAATAACAGCACACCCACTTTCATGTCAACTCAGGAAGTTGAAAAATATTCCTATTGTCAGATATTTGAAGAAGGCGTAGCTAATACAGGTAGAGATCAGGCGGGAGAGGCTTATACCGATGGCAAGACTCACGCTGAATTAGTCCAGAAAAAGATGAAAGAAATGAAATTCCAATACGAAAGGGCTTTCATTTATAATCTTACTGCAGGAACAGCCGGTACAGGCGGGAACAAGAGAACATGGACTATCGGACTATTAGGACGTTTAACTACTAATAAATCCGGCTATGATTCTTTAGACGAAACATTTTGGGATAATTATTTCGTTAATGTTTTCGCTAAAGGAACGGGTAAAAAAGCCCATTATTGCGGTTCAAATCAGTATCAGGCTATTCAGAACATCATAAAGAATAAACTAGGTGTAATGCCTAATTCATTCGTAACTAAATACGGTGTAAGGGTAGCTGAATACGAACATGGAATGGGAACAATCAAAATTATTTGGGATCCGGTTCTTGATGGTAAATTCGTTAATTGGGGAATAACCATTGACGAAGGTAACGTTAAAGGACGTCACATGGGCAATGATGATAAAGGCTCAAGGAAATTCAGAATCGAAGCTAATGTTCAGACTCCGGGAACTGATAGAAAGGAAACTAAATTGTTAGCTGATATAGGTGTCCAGATCGAACAGGAAGAAACAATGGGCATTCTGTATAAGAAAGCAGCTTAATTAAACGGGGTGGAAACACCCCACTATTTATAAAATTCAAGGAATAATAAAAATGTCAACTGAGGTAATGTTCACAAGCAAGCATAAAAAACTGCAAATTCAAACCAAAGTGGAAACAGTTCAATTTCAACCTTCCGGTGCGTTAGGAATCTTTAAGACCTCAAATGAAGAACTCATAAATGCACTTCGAAGTGATAAGGAATACGGCAAATCATTTGGAGATAAACCGGAGTTTCTAAGCAAATTTGGAAAGACAAAGGGTGTCATATATCAGGGACTTAACCCTGATGGAACACCCAAAATGGAAAGTGTTGAGGTAGATAGCAATGTAGTAAATGGTGTCCGAACTTCAGATAACCAGCCTAAATTTGCAGCCGAACCGAATAAAGATGAATTATTCCGTGAATACATAAAACTTTCTAAGATTATTAAAAAATCAGACGAACAAAAAACTCGAATAACTGAACTTAAAACTGAACTTAAACTGGATTAAAAAATGAAAAAATTATTGCTCTTTATTGTGTTAATATTCTGCATTGGAATCCAAGCGCAGACATTGACAAAAAGTGAGTATGATAATTATACCGTTTATAACTATCAGCTTACGACCTTCGGGAGTGATTCTGGTGGAACTGTTTACAGCCCCTGGATAACCACCGCCGGAATACTTCACTCGGATTTAACTAACAACCCCTTAACTTTGGGGTATGCTGGTTATCTAAGTTATGCTGCTAATCAAACATCACTATATACGATTAAGATTCAAGGCAGAATGACAACCGGATATACTTCAAACAATGCAACAGTAGCGACTATTGTTACGAATTATGTAGGGCGTTATGACACACTTTCTTTAACGACCACAACCCTGACGAATTATCATCCTGATCAGATTCGATTTGCGATTACTGGCGCAGGGAATAACTCAGGGCAGAACCGTGTACGGATATGGCTAACATTACCGAAGTTCAAAAACTATATAGTGAAATAAGGGGGCTAAAATGAAATATCTATTAGCCTTCTTAATGCTTCTGTTATTTACCGGATTATCTTATCCACAGTTGACAAAAGTAACTAATACCAATTATGACAATTATTGTTTTAATATGGTATTCGGCTCAGACTCAAACGGAACGGTTTACTCTCCCTGGATTAAAGTTAAACCTCTGAATATAGACCTGATTAACAATCCCCTTACAGTAGGCTATGCCGGTTATGAGGATCTGACAACTTATCCTTATGAAGATACTACTTATTGTAATATTGTAATTCAAGGAAGACTCAACACTACTTATGCGAGTAATCCCATAGCAGCCGATACAATAGTATATCATTATCTAGGTATCAACGATTCATTATCGCTTGCAAGCGTCAATTTAAATAACTGGAAACCTGATGAAATCAGATTTGCTGTTACAGGGCTTGGTACATACGGAACCGTAGGAACGAGGTCAACAGGCGCACACGCAAGAATAAGAGTATGGATAACTGTCCCTAAGTGGAAAGGTATAATTCTTAAATAATTAACGGGGACGAAAGTCCCCAAATATAAGGAGGGTTATGCTTTCTACTGAAATGCTCGCACGTTGCAGAAGCCTTGTAGATGAAGACCAAGCGAGTTTCTGGAAAGATTCAGAAATCTATTCATGGCTTACAGACGGTCAGAATGATATAATAAAGCAACTTGTTTTAGGATGGGATAAGATTTCTGTTTTACCCACACCGTTAAGACCTTTATTAAAACAATCCACAGGCACAACTACTGACAATCCCCCTACAATTCCCGTGCCGGAGGATTATGTTGATTATGCAGATTTTCATTACAATAATCGTGCCTATCGGATAGTCTCTCCAAATGATACGTTCATTTTTCATAATAACGATTATTTGACTGAATGGGTAGAGTTTTATGCAGGAATATTGAAGGTTAATACTAATTTTCTTAATAAAACCTTTGAATTAAACTACATATCCAAACCCGCAAACATAGACGCAACTCACGAAGCAACCTTAGATATAAGATTCCATAATGACATAGTAGGTTATGCTTTCAAGCAGATGTTAATTAAAAACCAGAGTGGTGAAAATGTTACTCAGTGAACTTACAAGCATGTTTCTAACTCGTTATGAGCTAGAGTGCAGAAAAAGAAAAGAAACCGCTTTAATCTTAAATGATGGTGAGATGGCATTTTTCTTGTCTGATGCACAGCAGGATATTCAAAGAAGATTAAAAGTATTAAAGGGATATACGGATATTACCTTAGTTCCTAATATGGACTCCTATGCTTTGCCGACTAATTTCGGTCAGTCTATACTTGCTTTAATCGACCAGACTAAATTAAGGAAATCCAATACAATATTAGAAAATGCAGCAACAATAGGGCAACCTTGCGAGTATGTGATTGTTCAAGGGCAGATACCACATATTTTACTATCACCCACCCCAGATAATTCCTATGTTTTAAGACTATATTATTATTTAGATACTTTATATTACAGACCTTCGCTTAGTTTTCAGCAGGATTGGGGAACTTTCAACGGAATAGCTTATACGGGATCTGCATTATTGCCGGACAAATACTCAATGGCAATCATTTATAAAATGCTGTCAATGATGATAGATTCTTTCGAAGCTAAATATGAATCAGAATTACAAAGATTAAGAGGTGGTTTAGTTGAAGACTTGGAGGATACAATGAGATATAATTTTGGTGGTATTGAAGAGCCATCCATAGCACGAATCATCACAGGCATTACTAATAGCTTTACAGCGACTTCCCCTTCGGCATCCGCTACACCACAACTATTATTTACCATTATAAATGCGAATGGCAACCCTAATCCGCTAACCATTGAAAGAAATGATTTTAATGCACAATTAACCTTTAGTCTAATTGATACCGGAAAATACAGGGTTACCTCAGACCTCCCGATATTTGTTGACGGGAATGACATAGAGGTTAAACTTCTGCCAAGAACAGACACAGAGCCTTATCTGTTACAACCAATAAGGGTTAGCAGTTATATTTTAGATGTTTATATTATTCCACAACAATCAGGTGGATTTGCAGATCACGATTTAAGATACGAGATAATCAATCCGGCAGCCTTAATGTTTAATCCGACAAGTGTTACAGACGTTATGAGGGGAAGTGCGGGATTATGGGCAGATAGGCCATTAGTGGGAATACCAATAGGTTATTCTTATTTCGCCAAAGACCTTGATAGAAATACAAATTATTTTTTCAATGGTGTAGATTATGTATAAACTAATTTTATTTTTACTGTTAAGTATTTTAACCTATGCACAGGACGATCATTTCATACATAATCACGAATTTCAATTAGTGAATGGCGTGAGGATGGTTTACCCTACTGGTGTAAATATACTCGCACCTGGAAATCAGAACATTCTTCATGGCACGGCAGCGTTAGCTAATACATCAGCGTTAAATTCCGCGATGGCTACTATCTCAAATAATGGTGTTGTTGTAATAGAGAAAGGAACTTATCCGCTTTCCACGATTACAATTCCTGCGGGAGTTACGTTAAAGTGTATGCCCGATGCAATTCTTTCCTTGCAGAACAATGAGGTTTTAACTATAAATGGAAGTATTGATGCGGGATTATATCAGATATTTGATACTACCGGGACAGTTGATTTAAGTAATGCTAAACTAAAGGAAGCATATTCTGAGTGGTTCGGTGCCAAATCGGATAATTCTACGATTTGTACCAGGGCAATTCAGAAAAATATTAACGCATTTGGTTTAACTGGTGGTATAATAAAATTTAATTCGGGCATATATTTGACTGACGAAGTTACCATATCCCATAGTGCAATTACTTTAGAGGGAAGTGGTAATGGCGAGACATGGAGAAACGAGGGAACTATTTTGCAGTCTCCGACTGGCGATACTGGTTGGGTAATTAGTGTTAATCGTGCGGGAGCATTGGGAAACAATACGGGATTTATTCTTAGAAATTTAACTATCAAGGGGAATGCAACCGCTGCCGGTGGATTGAGGATTTATGATAGAGATGCGACTGATGCGTTATGGGGCGGTTGTTTTGTTGAGAGTGTGAGAATGTGCGACTTTACAAAACGGGGATGGCAGACGACACTTTCTAATTCTCCTATCGCGGGATATAATGTTTTAATTCAATCTTCCAATGGCTCACAAGTATTCACGGCAAAAGATAGAATCTTCATAGGCGGGGATGGTGAATCACCCGAAGCATGTATAGTTACGGTAGGTGGGACAGGCTCTTGCTATGTGGATTATCTGATGAACAATCATACATCAGGACAGTTGTTAGCAGGGGCTATTGGTGGTATAGGAATGATGCTCCAACATGTTCAGGATTCACAATTCCAAAATATCCAGACAGATAACTGCCAGACAGGATTTTATTTTACAACAGAGACAGGAACTAATCACTCTGTTGAGAATAGTTATTTCGCAAGATTAGAGGCTTATAATGGACAAAATGGTTTTCTAATGGATGGATTTGGTGTTAATTGGGGGTATGGGTTAAAGTCAGTATCACAAGAATATTTTGATTTGGATATGGATGGCTCATTTATGGTTGTTTATGGGGCGCAAATAGAACAAGGCGGGACTGTTCCTTTCGGTTCTCCTCGTTCGGTAAGGATAAGAAATGTAACCTCAGGAGCAATGGTTTTGTTATCAGATTTTGGAATGCTTAAAGGAACTGCTGCCTTAGCCCCAAATATAAGTATTGAAAATTCCACAGGTGTTGAGCTTGTAAGAACTTCATTTCCTTACTATGGACAAGGATATAAGTTTATAAGAATAGACTCACTTTCAAGAAATGTTAAAATAAGTGGGCTTGGCATTTATGCCCCTTCAGTAGGGGTAAACAAATACCCTGATTATCTGGGTACTTCGCAAAATAATCCGTATGAGTTTTTAGATGATAAGGGTTATAACACTATTGTTGAGTTTAATGGCAATATTTATACTAATAAATATGATTATTATAATTCAAAATATCCGTATATAGTTCCTAATGGAATCACAAGTCAGAGCAATTTGAACTCTGCTCTATTTGGGGGATTTGATGTTGCGAGAACAAACTTAATCAATAATCAGAACCCATCTACCTGGGGGGCATATTCTGGCATTACATTAATATCAGGACAATTAAGTCCTATCGGGGATTCAACTGCATACAAGGTAGTTAATACCACAAATGGTGCTTATACTGGATGTTCGGTTACTGTTTCTGATACTGTAGGGACTTTTTGGTTCATGGCTAAAACCGATACAAGTATTGGTTATCAAACATTCGCAATGAGAATCTATGATAATACAGCAGGTCATTTATTGGTCGGGGATAATTTTACGGCAAGAAACAGTTGGGAACTTTATAGTCTGACATCTAAACTAATATCAGGGCATAATTATTTATTGCAAATATATCCTGGGGGAATAGATAGAAATAATTATATCGGTGATATTACTATTTGGAAACCCTGTTTTGCACAGATAGATCATCCCTCTACTATTATGGATGGTGGAGAAACGGTGACAGGAGGACTTTATGATAGAGGGAAAACAAGTTCTGCAAGTCAAGCTGATCTTAAGCCGGCATTATATGGCCTTGTGGATGCTACAAGGACAAATTTAATATCAGACCAAACATTTACAAGTAGTGCAGATATAAATGTCCAATCAGGTAAAACTGATCCATTGGGAACCTCTACTGCTTACAAACTTAACAATACAGTCATAGCAAATTTTGTTCGTTATACAATAACAATTAGTGATACCATAGTAACATTTTGGTTAATGGCTAAAACCGACACTTCATTAGTTTCTCAAATATTCAGCGTTTTGATTTATGACAATACATTAGGTGCGAATTTAGCTATTAAGAAATTTACCGCAACAAACACGTGGAATTTATTTAGTATCACTACTCCGCTTATTTCTGGACATGAATACCTATTCCAAATTTATCCGGGTGGAAGGGCAGAAGATGGTGGAAATTTGGGTGATCTTACAGTTTGGCGACCATGTATTGCCACTATAAATCATTCATCTAATATGCTAACCGAAGGACAGGTTGTCCCTGCCGGTTTTTATTCTCCCAACATTATGGGGGGTGCTATAACGATAGGAGTGAAAATAGACTCGGCGAGCATAAACACGGATTCATTATTCTTCTGGGTTAATGGTTCAAAATACAAAGCTGTCAAAAGTGAATTTCCATATTGGTTACTGCTATTTCTTCCTTTATGGTTATTCAGGAGAAGAAAAGCATGAAAAAGATTTTAATTCCTATTATTATAATCGTTTTTTCTACCATAGGATGTGCGCAAAACTTTTGGGGATGGAGGGCAATACAGGATTCGATAAGCAGGATAAATATACAGTCGCAATCTACTACACATACAGACGTATATGTTCCTGACTCAACAGTATTCCAAACTGTTTTTGGATTAGATACTGCTAAGGTTAATATTCGTGGCTCTATTCACAACATAGATACAGCATCACTAAGTAATAGAATCAATTTGAAACTTACGGGGACAGATACTTTATCGTTGTCTAATCGTATAAATCAGAAATTAACTGGTGTTGATACCCTTTCATTATCGAATAGAGTTAATACCAAACTTACAGGAACGGACACGCTTTCACTAAATAACAGAATAAATAATAAATTAAGTGGCGCAGATACGCTTTCATTGAGCAATAGAATAAATAGTAAACGTGATAGTATTCTTAACATGAAAGACCTTGATACTGCCGGTATTGATGTGGGCAAGGTTATTATGAGGGGCATTGGTAATTGGGTTATGGCAACTGTTTCCGGTTCGGGAGGAACAGGCAACCTTGATAGTTTAAGTACAGTATTAAAGGCGTATTCAGATGCAGATACAGCTAAGTCAAGACTTTATACCAATGCCCAAATAGCACAAGCCACAAGTGCTATAAACACTAAACTCACAGGCACAGATACCTTATCACTTTCAAACAGAGTAAATGCAAAAGTAAGTTGGGATTCCACATACGCACCCAAAAAGGCTTATGCAGATGCGAGATACCAAGCAAAAGGAACTTACCTTGTTCCTTCTGATTCTGCAAATAGTAGGGCATATTCAGCATTACTATATCAGGCAAAAGGGACTTATCTTATCCCAAGTGACTCGACAGCAAATAGAGCATTCTCTAATCTGAAATACCAAGCGAAAGGAACTTACGTTATTCCTTCTGATACCTCTGCACAAAGAACATTTTCAGATGCTAAATATCAAGCCAAGGCAACTTATTTAATACCTTCAGATAGTTCAGCAATCAGAACGTATTCCGATTTGAGATATGCTTATAAAACTACTTACGGAACAGTAACAATTACAAACGATACTGTTATAACGGTTACGCATGGCTATGGAGCAATACCAAGTTTGGGACAGATAAACATTACAATGGGATTTAATACAACTGGCATTTCTTATTATGTGGATGCGAGAGGAACGACTACTTTTAGAATACACTTCTGTATCCCCGTAACAGGTGATATAGGTTGGAATATAGTGAGGTAAATATGAAAACAAGATATTTTATTTTCGCACTTTTATTATGGTTCGTTTTATGTGGTTCGTTATTCGCCACTAATCATTATTTATCAACATCATCATCTGGTAGTGGAAGTGGATTAAGTTGGGCTAATAAACTAATATACACAAGTTTCAGTTTTTCATCATTGGGAGCGGGAGATATTGTCTATATGGATGGAGGAACTGATTCTGTTACCTATGGTGTTTGGTCAATATCTAAAACTGTAAGTGGCGGAATAATCACCATTACCAAAGGCATAGACGCAGGGCATAATGGAAAAGTAATATTTGAGAGAACAAGTGGGGGTGTTTCAGATTCTTATATACTACAATTATCGAGTTGTTCAAATATTAAATTGTTTGGAATGATATTTAAGTGGTCTGATGCGACTGATAATACTTATGATACACAGCACAATCCTTTATATGTAGTCAATTCCCATGATGTGACACTTGACCATGATACTGTTTATTCTAATGGCAATGCTAATATGGTTGCGATTTATACGAGTTATAATATTTCAGTAACAAACTGTTGGTTAGAGGTTTTACCTAATTCTATTTATATTTCAGATCAAAACAATATAGTAATCTGGGGTAATGGTTCTCCTTCGACAGGAGGAAATAAAATTATTGGCAATACACTTATTCAGGCAGGGCAGAACGATCAACCACATAATGAATGTATTTTAATTGGTGCAAGTGGTAGTGACTATGGTTCATCTGGAAATCCAAAACCCATAACAACAATAGCTAATAACTTTTTCTATTATGGCACAACAACTTCTCAGGGTGCAACTACGGGAATATATACCAATCAGACTCATTGTAATAGCTTTTTGGTTTATAATAACATATTTTCTTTTGCATCAAATCCCCAAATTGATATTGTTGAAATGCCATCGAATAGTAGTAGTTATAAAAGTTCATTATATTATTATAACAATACTTGCATAAATCAAAGTTCAACTGGTGGTGGATTGTGTTTCGGATATTTAGATACTCTTGTAATGAAAAATAATATTATTTCCGTATATGGCAATTCAGCAAATAATATTAGGTTTACAGGGGGAACCACAATGGCTTCTATCACATATAAAGATATTGACTATAATCAATATTATAGGGCTAGTGGATTTTATGCCGCCGGAATAAGTGCAAATTGGACTACATGGAGAAATTATACCAACACATCGGGTGGTGGCGTTGATGCACATTCTTTAACGAGCGCACCTTCTTTCTTAAATCTTTGGGGAACTAGTGCAACTGATTATCGGGTAACTTCTTCTTCTGGTGGAATAAATACAGGTGTAACTATATCAACTGTTGGTACTGATTATTTCAATACATCAAGACCGCAGGGTTCAACTTATGATATTGGTGCTTATGAATATGTATCTGCTGTAACCATTCCAACAGTAACTACTACGACTGCATCAAGCATAGACACTGCAACAGCAACTTCGGGTGGTAATGTAACGTCAAGTGGTGGTGCAACCGTAACGAGTAGAGGAGTATGTTGGAATACTTCTGCAAATCCAACAACATCTAATTCTCATACTTCCGATGGTTCTGGCATAGGTATATTCACAAGTTCAATTTCAGGACTAAATAATAATACATTATATCATTATAGAAGTTATGCTGTTAATTCGGTTGGAACTGCTTATGGTTCTGATTTAACCTTCACGACTTTAGGAGTAGTAACGCCACCCGTTTTGATTGCGCCAACAAATGGAAGTAGCGGTCAAACTATAACAAGCATATTGACATGGAGTCCTGTTGTAGGCGCAACAAGTTATGGCTATCAACTCTATTATTATTATTATTCAAGCGGTGCGTGGACTTCGATACTTTTATTCTCTGGGTCAACTGCATCAACAAGTGTAACGTTGTCATTACCAATGAATAATCGTTATTATACTTGGAGAGTTAATGCAACTGGAACAGGGGGAACCTCGGCTTGGTCAAGTATTTATTCATTTCAAACAACGCCATGTCAATGAATTTCAAAGAATTAAATAATTTCAATAAAGTAGATGAATCTTTAAGCCCCGAACTTATTGCAGAAACTTCTTTGGCTAAGTTAGAAAACATGATCTTGACTAAAGCATCTGAAGGATTGAAACCCATTAAAAGAGGAGGTTACGTTCCTTTACTTACAGTAGAAACCCCAGATAATATTGTCTCTCTGCATGATGTAAAAGATTCAGCAGGAACAAATTTATTATTGGCTTCTTGTGGAACTTTATTGGAAAAATATAATACCGGAACAGATAATTGGGATTCCTTAAAAACCATTACACCCGGAAAAACGAGAATTTCCCCTTACGGAAAAGATATTGTAGTTACTAATGATAATGACGCACCTTTTATTTTAAGAGGCGTGGATTTTGCCACAGTTGAGAGTCTTCAAATTACAACACCAGACGTATCTTCAATTACATCCTCTCACAAATCAGGGGGGAACTTAACAGCATCCATGAGGTATTTTTATTTATTAGTTTACATTACTGACGATGGACAATTAAGCCCCCCCTCCTTGCCATTTACTCATTATTTAGATTCTAATAATTTATCTACTGATGATACGAATAAACAAATAAGATTCGATTCTTTGCCTGTTTCTTCTGATGTAAGAGTAACGGCAAGAAAAATTTATAGGACTAAGGGAGTTGATACTGATGCAGTAGGTCAATTTGTGTTTTATCTTTTAAGAGACTTAAATAATACAGATACCTATATTGAGGATTCTTTAGCAGATACTGAATTAACCATAGAAGATTTAATCTATATCAACGTTCCACAAACAGCGAAATTTAATTGTATAAATTATGAAAGATTATTTTTGGCTAGTGGATCAATAATTGAAAAGAACTTTTTTCCACCGGCACATTCCGGTGTTGCCACATCACCTCCAGGGGGATGGACTAACGGACTTGGAACTTCTTTTGCGTGGACATCTGCTCCTTATCCGAATATAGGTCTATTCGCAGATACGGATTATATTTGGGGATTTACTTTTGTTGATTCGCTAGGAATGGAAAGCGATATAATGCTTACACAGGTCTATAACTCAGGAGGAACGGACCCTACAATTCAGATTGCCGTTATATTGTCAAATATACCCATGACGGGTTTTGACCCCGCGCACTCAACAGGTTTTGCGCCGGACGGATTGATTTTAGGAATGAATATTTATAGAAGCAAACAAGGTGATTTAACTAAGTTTTATAGAGTAGCCACAAAGGTAAGAATAGACTTAACTTCTTATACCGATGAAAAAGATGACGATTCTTTAGGAGTAGAATTTAACCAATCGGCAAATTCATATCCCAATGCTTTGTTTGTTTCAGAAGTAGGTCAGATAGCCTCGATAACCATTAAGAGAATGATTTTCCCTGATGATGGGGATTTAATCACCGGAATTTTTGATGATGAAGATGGGGTAATGATATTCAAGGAAAATTCTATTTGTAAAGTCTTCACCTCTAACGTTCCCGAAGCATGGGTGTTAAGAAAATTAGTCTCCGACTCAGGAGCAGAGAAAGATACTATCATAAAGCAAGACAAGAGATATTATTATAGAGCAAATAACAGGATTTATGTTTATGACGGTTCAGGAGAACCAAAACCAATTTCAGATACTTTCAAATCTTCTATTGAGGCGATTACATCCTTCAACTCGATAACATATATAACTTCCAAAAACTGGCTCGTAATCGGAGTGACCGCCTCATCTAATTATTTATACATTTATGATGAATTAGTTAATACGTGGTATAAGTTTTCAATTACTAATAATGGTGCATTGATTGAAAAGAAACATGGTACTTATGCAAAGGATTTAATCATAGGTGATGGGAAATTTGTAATAAGATATGACGATTCTTTAACGGTAGATCAAGAAGGTGGAGATGAAGCAGTTATAACTTCATTACTAAGGACAAAAACTCTAGTAAGTTCGATAAATCTTTACAGATTGAGATTCTTACTTGTTAATATGAATTTAGTTGTAGGTTCGCTTACTTATTTAATAGTAAATCCAGACAACTCAGAACAAAAGACCATAACGGAAACAAAAACAGTTTCAGTAGGAACAATTAAAAAATACTTAGATCAATTAACCGGATTGCTTCAAATAGCAAATAAATTCTATATCGAAATCTCCGGTGATTCACTAAAAGAGTTATATGCTTTAAGGGTTGAATATAAGGCTTTAAGACGAGGAAGGGCAGTTGCTAAGTAAAGAAGATTTAATGGATTTAAGAAATTATACACATCCCAAAGTTGAGATAGTGACTAAATTACCTGATCCCAAAGGTGTAAAAGAAGTTCACAAGGAAGTGCTGATTAAAAGTGCGACCGGATATGATAAATACCAATTTATAGACAATGCCTGGCATTTAGCAGGCACATTAACAAAGGTGTAATATGCCAACAAATCCGCTTTTATCTAACGCACTTTGGGACTATTTGAAAGCCTCAAATAATGGCAATCAAAGCAATGCGACAAATGATTACAACGCTTCAGTGGGTGGACTTGACGATCCAGCTTCAGCTTTAACACAATCAGGTTATTTAACTGATATGTTAAAGAATAACATTAACGGTCAGAATCCGGTTATAGCACAGGAACGCCAAACAGGAACTACTTCGATAAATAACAACACGGCAGCAGGACTTACAAAACTTAAACAGCAAGGTTCAATGTCAGGCTTCAGGGGTGCCGATCCTAATTCAATAAGCCAACTTTATACCGGAGCCTCCGATTCAATGACGGGACTTAATGCTCAATTAGGAGTACAGGATGCAGGGTTTAGAAGTAACGCTATCACTCAACTATTAGGCTTACAAGGTCAGCAATTACAGGAAAATCAGGGTAATCAAAATAGACAATTACAAATGCTGCAAACCTTAATGAGCGGAAGACAGAACTTTGACCAATTACACTCACAACAGAATGCACAGAATCAGTCGGGATGGGGAAGTGCGATAGGTGGATTATTAAAAGGTGCCGGAGAAGTCGGGGCAGCCGCTCTGATGGGAGGTTAATATGCCAAACGGAATTATGGCAGGTGGAATAGGTCAAGGTTTAGGTGAGGGCATGGGTGCTATTGCTCAGATGCTTATGTATAATAAACAACGAGCATACCAACAGCAACAGAAAGATGAAGCAAGGCAAAATGAGTTAACCGATTACGGTATTAAACTCAACATGAAGAATAATCTTGACTTGCAGAACCAACAAGCCACAGACCTTCAGAAACAGCAAGAGAACGCCTCAGATGCACCGATAATCTCTAATTTAATTCAGGGAGGACAGAATCAGGACGTGGTTGATAGAACTATGCCAACGCCCGGAAATATGTTGAATGAACCTCAATTTAATCAACAGTTTCAGAAATATTCACCTTCGGACATTGCAAATCAGGTAGGACAAACTCATCTAACTCCAGATGCAAAGAAATCTTTTTTAGAATATCTTTTGAAACCAAAAGAGACAATGAAATTATCTCAATTCGATTACTCAGACCCTAAAAAGATTACAGCCTTTGACCAAATTTCAAATACATTCGTTCCAGTTCCCGGATATGAGAATAAAAATCCTTATTATACACCACCCGCAGCGCAGAAACTTGAAAAAGTAGAAGGATATAATAGTGATGGTGATAAAGTAGTTCAATTCTATACACCAAGCGGTTCATTACATCATACTATAAACACAGGACTAAAAGGCAGTAGTGGAGGAGGAGACACGATAGACGATCCTGAAAAATACAATAGTAAACTAAACACCGTTACTCAAAAAGACTTACAAAGACAAAAAGATTTAACAGAATATAATGGTGAAACCGATGAAGTGAAAAGACAGGGCTTAGCAGGATTAGTTAATACAACGGCAAATGAAATTCAGAATGATGCAGAGTCTTATTTTGACCCCCTAACCAAACAGGAACAAAATAAATGGTTTCAAGTAGCACAAGGAGTTGCTAAGTCTAAAGGTCAATCATTAGAAGATTGGGAAAAGAATAATCAAGGTGATGCAAGGAATATGTTTAATAAATTTGTTAAAGGAGAATTTACAGACGGCTCATTAGGTAAAGACAAAAAGGCAAGCTCAAGAACAAGAGCTTTAAGTTTATATGGTATCGGTCACTATGGATATATCAGGAATAGATAATGGGTGACGTTAATAAATACATTCAGGACTTTACTGGAGGACTTTCAGATGCAAATGGCACCCCTATTCCTATGATCTCACCTCATCAACAGGATGCGGCGACAAACGAAAAGAATCGGATGAATGTTGCAATTAAGACCAGTAGATATTTACAAAAGAAACAAGACGAAGCCCCCTCACCCAACATTCCAGATGTACAACCCATCAGGGATAACTTTATTTCAAGCATATTTAAACCCATTACAAGCATTATGGGACAAGGTGCAGATGCAGTTCAAGACATAAGTAAAGGAAAGATTGAGGGTGCATTAAAAGGAGGACTAACAGCAGTAAACACAGCATTTTTGCCCGCCACAATTCCCCTTAGTGGAATATCGGGAGCAGCACAAGACGTAGGTGCGACAGATGTAGCGGAGGGAATTAACCGCACAATGCAGATACCCTTTAATTTATTAAAGTCAGGTTCAGAGGCTTACGATCAAATCCTTAATCATTTAGGGATCCCAACACACCTAAAGAATCAGGAATTAGACAAAGTGGCTAACGAATTATTGATTACAGGAGGGGGATTAGGTTTACTTGGCAACTTACACGGAGTAGGGAAGGAAATAACCAATAACAATACACCTTTACCGAATATTCAAGAGGGGAATGCTGGAATAGGTTCAGATATTATTGATTCTCATTTAGGGGACGTAATTCCACAGACACCTAATAAAACTCCGATAGTTCCAACAGAGGGGAAATATCCCTTATCTAAAGTTCAAGAGGCAAGAAATAAATTATCAAATACTCCGGTTACTGATTTGCTTAAAGATGAAAAGACACAGATTCAGGATAGGTTAAATGAAATTGACAATCAGATTAACAATCCTGAATTAGTTAATGGCGGAAAGAACGTAACTGTAGATATGTTTTCTCTAAACAGAGAGAAACAACAACTTCAAACAAGATTACAAGCATTAGGAGGCAAAAATGCCATTTCAGAGCAAAAGTCAGATGAGAGCAGCATTCGGGGGATACCTCGGACAGGAAATGAAGTCCAAAGCGAAAACATGGGCAAAGGAAACCCCGAATCCGAAATCACCCCCAATGCACAAGAAAAAGGGAGCAATAAGCCGGATGCTGAGCAAGTAAAATCTGAAAATATTCTTGATGCTCCTGTTTTCAGAAAGGCATTACAAAAAGAGTTTGACCAAGCGAAGGGACAGGAGATACTTGATAAATTAGATGAACAGAAAATTACCCCCCAATCGGTTGCCGAAAAGTTTTGGAAAGAAACCTATCCAAAATTAGACGCAAGGACTAAAGCTAAATTTGATAAAATGATTCCTCCTGAAGCAAGGGGGGAAGGTGCCGATTATGGACTAAGGGCGGGTGATTTGGAAGGAACGGAAAGGGGAGATATTGCTTTAATGCACACCGCTAACGAGATGTATGGCAAGTCCTCTACACCCCCCGAAAAAGCGGGGGAGAAACCGATTACTGAATCCCCCGACTTGGGAGAGAAGAAGGGTTTATCCTCCGGTGATAAATTCATGGACGATAAAGGACGTACAGGCACTATTACCGATATGAACGTTGAAGGAAGACCTAATGTAGCGAAGGTTAAACTATCAGACGGGAAAGATACGTTTATCAGCAAGAAGAAACTGCAATCTAATGAGACGGAATTTCCTTTTGGGGAGAATGTAAAACCAAAAGAACAAAATTTTACTGAATTTGCTAATGAGAATAAATATCCCTCTGATTATGACGTTTTAGAACATGGAACGTTAGGAGAAAGCGGTCATACAACCAAAAGAGCTAAAAATACTCTATTTACTGAAGACGAAGCCTCAAAACGTGCTTTAAGACTATCTGATAAATACAGCAAGGGATTAGCCGAAGGGGGGAATTTCAAGGTTGATAAACAAGACCTTGAAGATTTGATGTATATAGGAGGTCATTTTGTAGAAAAGGGAATAAGGGACTTCGCTGATTGGTCAAAGGAAATGATTAAAGAACTTCCCGAAAGATTAAAAAATGTTGTTGATTTGAAAGATTTATATAATAAAGTTAAAGCAGATAATCCAGAGTTCTTCTCTGAAGAAAAACCTGTTTTAGGTATTTCACAGAAAGTTAAAGAACAGAGAGAAGAAACCATAGGAACAAAAGCACCAGAATCAGGCGAGGGTTGGAGTCCACAGGAAGCGGTTGACAGGGGTAAGGACTTAATCAAACAAGGCGTAAAGCCTGAAGATGAATTGGCAAAGTTTCAGAAAGATGGAAGAACAAACGCCGATATGGTTGCTACTGTAAGGACAAAATTAACCGACCTGCAAAAAGAATCAGGCAAGACTTATGATACACATGGCAAAGACAGTCCAGAATTTAAGGAAGCACAATTAAAGGAAGAAAAATGGGCTAAGGACATACAGCCTATATTAACCGAGTGGTCTAAAATGGGTGCGGGAATGATGGGTGCGGAAGAAATTGATACGGGTTCAGTATATGGCATGGAACGAAGTTTTAAGGATAGGACAGGAAAAGATTTCACTCCCGAACAATCCAAGGTTGCAGAACAATTAACCACAAGAATAAAGGAATTATCTGATAAAGTTGATGAGAAAAACAAACAGATTTCAGACCTTATAAGCAGAAATGAAAAATTAGAAAAAAGTCCACGTTCAATAAGAACGCAATCAAAAGACGTTGCTGATAAAATAAGAACTGCAAAGATCCACAGACCGGGAGTCTTTTCAGCAGCAACACCCGCCTCTTTAGCGTGGGATGCAGGAGTTGAAACGGTTGCTCAGGTTATTGAAAAAGGTGGAGTAGTAGCAGATGCCATTCAGAAAGGTATTGAAAAGATTAAAGAAACCGATTGGTACAAAGGACTTAATTCTAAAAAACAACAGGAAGCAGAAACAGAGTTTAAGAATTGGCATAATGATCAATTAAAAACTAAGGTTGATATTTCTAAAGACTTCGCAGATAAGAAAGGAAATAAATTCTCTACTCAGGAGGTTAATGCGATTTGGAAACATGCTAAAGATAATTACATAGATAAAGGTGTTACAGATTTTAATGATATGGTTGACGGAGTGTCTAAAGATACCGGACTTTCAAATAAACAAGTAAGAAGCGCAATAGCGCAACCAAAGCAAATAAGGGAGATTACGGATGAAAGGTATAGGCTTCAGAACGCAAGGAATAAAGCGATTCAAAATGCTAAAGCATGGGTAAGGTCAGCAGATACACCTCAAGCAGTAAAATTCTTAAAGGCAATTCCAAGCGTATTCTTTGGTGCTAAAGTATTCGGACACGGAACTGTAGGAATGATTACACACGCAGGAATGGATATTTATAGACCTTCATCATGGAGAATTTACTTCCCTAATTTCATTAAGCAGTTCAAACTTGCTTTTGATGATACAGCAGGATATGAAAAGGAAATGTCAGACCTGAAGCATGGTCCTGATTTTATATTTTGGAAACGTAATAAATTAGCAGTTGACCCCGATAAAATTTATAATGAATACGAACAAGCCGGAAAGTTCTTTGGCAGATTAGGTGAAATGGGCAATAGAGGATTTCAGATATTAAAGATTCATAGATTAGAAGTTGCAAAAGATATTTACAAACATTTATCAGATGTAGAAAAATCAGACCCGGATACAGCGAAAGAAATAGCTCAATGGGTTAATCACTCAACAGGAACAACAGATGTAAATTTACCTAAAGTTGCAAATACCTTATTCTTTGCACCTAAGTTAGAAGTTTCAAGATGGCAGAGATTAACCACTGATCCTGCAAAAGCAGTAGGAACGTTCTTAAATTGGAAAGATGCAAAACCTTCTGATAAAGTATTCGCTAAACTATGGGCTAAGAAGTCAGCAGAAACATTAGGAACATTAGCAGGACTTTTAGCAGCGAACCAAGCACTATTATCTTTATCCGGTTCTACTCAAAGAATAAACTTCACAGATCCCACAAAAGGAGATTTCCTTAAATTCAAAGCAGGAAATAAAGTAATTGATGCTTCCGGTGGAATGTTATCTACTGTAAGTTTCGTAGGCCAAATGATGGGTGCCTGGATTGAAAGCCAGAAACAACTTCATGGAGATACACGTTCACAGGCAATGTTTAAGGCTATCGGAAATTACGGACGTGGTAAATTAAGCCCATTCGCAGGAACTTCTTTTGATGTAGCATCACATACTGATTATGCGGGGAATGTTTTACCGTTTTATAGCGATAAACCGCAGAAAGGTAGGGTGAAATATGGTGTAGGTGAATATTTTTTAAGACAGCAAACACCGATTCCTATTTCTGAAGGGATAAATGATGTTTACGAACAAATGAAATTAAAAGGCATGTCTGAACCACAAATTAAGGATATTCTTACAGGTATTTTCTTGTCTGTTTCAAGTGGTGGCACAGGCGCAAGAGTTAGACAGGACTTCAATGTCAAGAAAACAGAATATTAGTTTCGACTTTAATTTTTATGAATTTCAAGGTAATTTTAATCAATAAAGGATCAACAAAATGAAAAAACTTCTGCTCATCTTCTGTTTTTCTGCTCTTATAGTTTTAGGGCAGAATCAATTTCATAACCCAGACTACTTCTTTGGAAAGGACTCTACTTGTTTCGGTACTCCGGGAGATTCAATTTCCAACTGCAATAACTTTTCTCTCAATAAATATCTTTATTTATCTTATCAATGCTCAACAACAGGTGGAGATTCATTAAGCGTAGAAGCTTATAATAAAGACCTTAGTGTGTGGTTTACGGTAGCAGTAAGGACTGTTAATAGCGATTCATTATTCACTACTATTTATCAAACAGGTGCATCTACCAAAAGACTATATCTTGTTAATGTTGTAAGACCATATCAAGTAAGGGTTACTCTTATAAATTATCGTTTAGCAGTACCTACAAGGAAAGGTTATTTGTCGTGGGTTGGGAAGAATGATTAGGAGATTAAAATGAAAAATATAATTTTAATCTTTTTATTATTGACTATTCAAACTTTTGGACAGTTTGAGCAGTTTGATTTCTTTAAGGGAATGAGTAAGGTTCAGAATACCGTTCCCCCTCCTCATAACTATATGCTCGATTCTCTTGTGGCATATTGGAAGGGTGGTTCACTTGTTGATACTACAGGGCATGGCAATACTTTAACTAAAAATGGCTCTCCAACTGTTGTAAGTGGCGTAGGCACGGGTAATGCTTGGGATTGTGTCGGTGGTAATTATGTAAAAAGAACATCGAATTATAATCTTCAAATGGGACATTCTGATTATACTATTGCTTTCTGGGTTAAGAGAGGAAGTTTGGATGAAGATAATGGTAATTTTTCAAATATAATAGGAAGTACATCAATAAATCAATTACCTGCAATTAATTATGAATATATTCCCTTTACATTAACCAATTCAGATCCTGTAATATCTCGCCTATATTTATCTCAAACTGTTGGTGACACCATACATTATGTATGGGATGAGGGATGGCATTTATTCGTTATAACCAGAACATTAGTGGATAGTAGTACAATAGTGTATGATAATGGAATTAGGATAGACTCTCTCAAAACGAGTATTGGAACTTACACAAATGGTAATTTTTTTCTTGGTTATGGTAGTGATGCTTTAGAACTTTTCATTGGGGATGTTGGAATATGGCATAGAAATATATCCTCAACAGAAGTATTGACTTTATGGAATACAGGGCTGGGCAATACTTATCCTCTTGGTTCATTAAATTATTATGAGCATCCGAACTCTACGATTAAAAGTGTTGGAATAGACGTATCTAAAACACCTAACGAAGCATTCCTTACTGTTAGTTCAACTCAAAATTTTAGTGCGGGGGATTCTCTTTATATATGGAATGTTAAGTTTAATGCGATTGATACATTAGCCTTATTCACCAGAAATTTTTGGCACATAACCGATATTAAAAATGATACAACTTTGAATGTTGATTTTTATCCGATAATTGATGATGGAGAAGATTTATATATATCAAACGATTATCCTTTCTGTATTGATTTATCAAGAACAGTTTTAACAGCATATTCTGGTTCTCCTGCGACAAATGGAATTACACCTATAAGAGTAGTTCGTCCACATGGAACTGTCTTTGCTGGCACAACCCTTATTATCGGCGGGCATGATTTCGGTTTTCTTCTACAAGAATTTCCTAATCCAATGGATTTAAGGTATCACTGGGATATTATTAGCCCGATAGCGAATGATGTTATTCCAGATACATTGCTTGCTTGTGTTTATGTGGCAAGTAAAGATAGAGTATATTTTGTTTCGCATTCAGGCATACTTGAACTCAATCCGCATAATCAACAAATTCAATTAGTCATTTCTTTACAGGGGAAAATCGGTGGTGGCTCTATAGCTACAGATGGAAGTTATCTTTATGTAGTAACTTTTAACGAGAATCCCTCGGTTATTTATAAATATGCACTTTCAAATTTTACCTTGACAGATTCTGTCCATATTGCGGGGAAAACTTATGGACATGCCATTGGATATGACGGTGCTTATCTCTATGCAACCTCAGCTTTGCCTACTGGCACTAATTGGTTAGCAAAGGTTAATCCTTCCGATTTAACATATTCAATAATAGATGTCGGTGGTAAACCAACAGACGATATGTGCTTTACGAGTGATTATGTTTATTTGGGTTATGAAGATACTACAGAATGTGAAAGATTTTTGAAAAGTGACTTATCTTCCGGTGGTATGGTTAATGTAGGCAATAGAGTATATGCCATGTTCTCAGATAATAATTATGTCTATGTAGGGAGTTCACAAAATAATAATATGGAGAGAATTTCAAATCCTAACAGTTCTACTTTCGGAGATTTAACAGTTCAAACTTATACGGTTTCGGGAGTAAGTGGAAGTGTCAACGAGATTTTAGCTTTAGGTGATAACCTTTACTTTACTTCATATTATCCATCAAAAATTGGGGTAATAAGTAAAAATGTTTTCAATTAAAAAAGCACCTTAACAGACAACAGAACCACGAGGATAATTGAATTATGGAATATATTGGACAGCACATCTTTGCTATGATAGCATCTGCATTTGGTGGGCTTATTATTATAATGATAAATATGGTATTTGCAAGAATAAAGGATGTTAATGCAAAGACAGCCGAAAATAAAGTCGATCTGAATCAGAGAATATCTGATATTGAAGCAAAGGTAGGAATACTTGAAATTCGCTTTGATGAAAACTGGAAAGATATAACCCTAAAGCAAGAGGATAACTGAACATGGCAGATGAACATGGGAACATAAAGTCACAAGATACTCAAACTCAAACAGATTATTACCCAAAAATTGAGAAACGAGTGATACAAATAAGATTAGTACATGCAGTATTGACAGCTTTAGTATTTGCGATTGGTATGATAGTCTCTACGACTCTATTTATAAACAGCGTAACCTCAAGATTGGATAATGCGGAAACGGCAATAATTAAAATAAATACGGAAACTATTCCATTGTTACAAAAAGTTGATGCAGATATAGCAGCTAAGAAAGACAAGTTGGTTCACTATACAGGCATCTTAACAACGAATATTAAAAGGGACGTGGAAAGCAGGGGAATTAAATGGAGTACAGAAGTACCGGAAGAATTTTTAGATATAATGAAATAAAATGAAGCTTTGGGAAAAGATATTATACTTGATTTGCATACCTATTGGAATAATAGGAATTGTAATAATTTGTTTTACGCATATAAAATAAGGAGTTCATCATGGTCAGTTTATTGGTTTTTATAATAGTAGTTTTAATAGTTCTCGGTCTTTTGGTATGGGGAGTTCAACAAGCGACACCACCCCTAACCGCACCTTTACAGAAGATAATAATTCTATTACTCATTCTGATTGCGGTTTTAGTTATCTTGAGTAAGTCAGGTATTCTTAACATATAGGAGAATTTATGCAAGACTTAAAGTGGAACATAACCACTATCATAGCATTTATTTTAATAGCTCTCGGTGCTTTCAAAACATGGATGGATGCAAATGCGGGTAAACCCTTTGATTATATAGGGTGTGCATTTTTCGTATTAACCGCTATCAGCAGTCACTTTATCGGTAGTAATCCTAATGGCAGTAAGAAAACAGACGCACAGGTTCAGGCACAGAACTTACCTACACCACCGAAGGTGCAACCATGATTAAGCCGGAAGATTTGAAAGTTGGTGACATCCTGATTGTCAATGCAAAACAAGGTGGTTTTCTCTCATCCGCAATACGATTCTTTTCAGGTGAAGATTGGACTCATGCTTGTTTCTTGGTGGGAGATATACAGAATGAACCTATGGTCTATGAAGCCGAAATTATCATGGCTAACAATCCAGTTAAAGAGTACATTAACGATACTAATGTGGACTATGAGATTTGGCGTTTAAATAATGTTCGTCAGGACTCTTTAGATGCCTTTGCAAAGCAAGTTATGGAAGATGGGATTAACTCTGGCTATGGAATGACCGCTTTACCCTGGTTCATGTTCAGATGGTTACAACAGCAAATCAGTCCAAGTTCAAAAGTAATAGGTCAGCGTAATTGGTTCCCCGGAAAGATATGCAGTGAGGAAACATTTGAGTTTTTAATTAAAGAAGCAAGTGAAAATCCCCCATTATTAGATTTGATTAAACCATATAACAGATATACTACTTCTCCGGGTGATCTTTCAAGACTATTCCACAAGTCAGTATTGGACGCTAAAAACGTAATTGCCCTTATTGATTACAGGGTAGATTATAAGAATTATCCGAATGAGTGAACCAAACGATATTATCAAGTTCTTTGAGCAATGCAGACTTACCGCATATCAGGATAGTGGCTCAATTTGGACTCTGGCGTGGGGCAGGACTGCGAATGTCCATCAAGGTGATACTTGCACCCAAGTTCAGGCAGATTCGTGGCTTGATGAGGATATACAGAACGCCATAACGAGAGTCCGAGGGGTTATTACAATCCCCCTTCAAGACTTTGAACTTTCAGCCCTCACATCACAGGCATACAATTTGCGTTCCTTTGAAATGTTAGCTGCACATCTCCAAAACGAGGGAAGGGCAAAATATCAGGTTAAATCCTTACTTTATTGCAAGGATAGTCAGGGTATAACCTTTAATGGGTTACTTATAAGAAGGATTGCAGAACGATTGTTATTCAATAACCGATATTGGAAGGATATAGCTACCTCATTACAAACGAAAAAATCTCTCCAATATACACAATCCATGATACCCAAGTTATTCCCATGACTAAAAGTGGTATAGATGTTATCCCCGATGGCTTTACCTTCTCCGAAAATAAACACATGATAACCTATGAAGATATGGACGTGGATTTACACGAATTGTTTTTGAGAATGAAATTGAAAGAGCCAACCGATATGTTTAACATGAGTCTAGTGCTCGAGAATTTCGCTGTCCATGCTGAACTGAAAGAAGAAACCAAGAAATTGTTAATCTAACTTCTTCCCTTTATGCTCGATAATCTTTTCAAATATCTTAGGTGCATATTTACCCAATCCAATTCCAGACCATTCTGATAAGTTCCAAATGCAACTTAATAAGAATTTCCACGGTGTAACCCAATTCCATAAATAAAACATTATGCTTCCTTTATTTAATTATTTCTCTATCCGTTAGTTAGTTTCATTCTATATAAAGTTTCACGACCGAATGGAAATTAAAAAAGAAAAACAATAAAGTCAAGTTTTACCCAAGTATTTATTTTATTTATTTTCGGCTTGGCTATTGACATTGATTGAGCGTTTTACGTTATTTACCAAAGTAAAACAAAAAGGTGTTGTAATGGAAAGAAATCTGATATATAATTTTAAGGTTACAAAGTACGAAAAACAAGTAATCAAATCCCGCACGAACAAACTTAAAAAGAAAACTCGATTTACCACATCTATTATAGTAGCTCAGGCGTTAGCCCTATATCTTCAATCTCTAAAGGCTTCCTAATGAAAGCATACGAAGATTGTACTCTTGACGAGTTGATAAACCAAAAGCTAACCAACAATGATGCGATAGAGGATTATTGCACAGAGGTTCCGGTAAATCATAAACAGATAGATGATCTGGAATATCAGAATGATTTAATAGACGATATGGTCGAGCATATTAAGAACCATCCTAAATTTCTTAATGCTGCGCCTACAATGGACACAAGTAAATGGACTTATTCAATGTTACAGGAGGATTAACATGGACATTGACACATCGGCACTCAGAGAAGGTGAAACGATTAGATATACTTCCGGCAAGGTTGCTCATGCCATTAAGTATGCAGAGAACGAGGTTTATGTAAACGAGGAACTTGCTAAAATGTGTACCACGTTTACGAGAAGTCAGAAGTACAGAATTAGAGCAGATAAAAGAAAACAGGCTATTGAGAAATTAAAGAATATTAAATAAAAAGGGCTGCCGGAAGCAGCCCTAAAGAAAACCAATAATACTTACGAGGTAAAAATATGCAAGACGGAACATTAAATCAAGAACTTACTCTTTTAAACATAACAGCCAAAGAGTATTACTCAAACTTTCCTACTGTAATAAATCTTAAAGATAAAATTGAAACTGCCATTAAAGAATCGAAAAATATTATAATCTTTACCGACTCATCAGTCGAAAAGGCAAGCCAATTTATTAAGGGTTTCAAAGCACTTGATAAAAAGATTGAAGATTTGCGGAAAACTGAAAAGGAACCGTTCCTATTAAAAGGTAAGGAAATAGATTCTTTCTTTAAGGAACTACAGCAGATGTTTGAGAAAGAAGCCAAACGTCTTGAAAATGAAATCCTTGCATGGAGGCGCAAACAGGAAGAAGAAGCAAGGCAGCGTGAAGCTGAAGAACGTAAAAGATTAGAAGATGAAGCCATTAAAGATGCCCTTGCTAAAGAGGAAGAACTTAAAAAAGCAGCGGTTGATAAGGGCGAAGATCCCACAAAAGTAAAAGTTGAAATTGCCATAGTGCCGGAAACGGTTGTTGAGGAAATAAAACTATCCTCTCACAATTCAAGCGGTTTATCTTCTGCCAGATACAAAAGATTTGAGATCGTAAATATTGAACTGGTCCCGCGCGAATACCTATGTGTTGACGAGGCGAAGGTTAAAGCCGAAAGATCGAAATACGATTTTACTGATAAATCCACTATTCCTGGAATTCGTTTCTCATTTACGGAGGGGCTTAGGTAATGGAAACCAAGTACACACAAGAACAAATTGATGAAATGGCTAAGAAGATCGGGACTTTAGAACATTACGGAATGTGTATGGCATGGAGAAATGCCAATGCCGGTTCGCCCTATTTCCGAAATGATCTGATTACATCCGAAGGTAAAAGCTTAGGCGATATTTACCAAGAAAGACTATTCGGACACTTCGGGGGATTCACTCCCGAAATATCGAAATCAATAGGGTGGGACTAATGGAAAACATTGACGGTGTAGATTATTTGAGAGTATCGGAAATCAATTCATATTTGGAATGTCCGAGTAAGTTCTACTTCCAAGCTATTGAGAAAGTAGAGACTCCGAATAAGATAGCACTTGCCGGAGGAACGGCTTATCACTCAGCATTAGAGATTAACTATTCCCAAAAGATAAAATCGAGAACTGATTTACCGATTGCCGATGTAGTGGACGCTTTTTCTTCTGAATACGATAAGGAAGTTTCTTTTGTTGATAAAGTAGATTTTGATATTGAAACCCCTGGACAAGTCAAAGACGCTTGGATTGATGTTCTTAAAATTTACATGAAAGACGTTGCATACAGAATATTTCCGGCAGCAGTTGAGAGAAGGATTAAAGCAAAATTAAAAGGCTATACATACGGGCTTACTGGGAAGATCGACATTAAAGATGAGGATGCTGTAATTGTTGACCATAAGACCACTAGCAAACCCTATAAAACCATTCCTGAAAACTATAAGATTCAAGTTGGTGGCGGTTATTGTTTGCTCGATAAAGCACTTACAACTTCTGATCCTGAAAATATGCCTACTAAATCAGCGAGGATAGATTATAATATCAGGAAATCCCCCAAATCTCCGAAAGCTGAAGTAAGAAATATTCAGGTTGATATTGATATCCCCTATTTCCTAAATGTATTTGAACAAGTTTCTAATGGAATTAGTGCCGGTGCATTCCCGCCAAATAGAGGGTTCATGTACTGCACTAAAAGGTTTTGCAAGTTCTGGGAAGTTTGCGAAGCCAAATATAAAGGTCATGTAAGAGAATAACAGTGGCTATAAAAAGACTTTCACAGCGTTAAGCCGGTTGCCCGGAAGTTGCCAAGGTGAAAGATGTGTCGGTAGGCGGACTCATAGCCACTAAATATTTAATAATAATTATTTCATAACTAAAAAAAAGGAAAGAGAGATGAACGAGAACAGTAATTTTGAAGTAGAGACTATTCAGTCTCTTGATAGTAATGCCATTGACCGAGCCATTGAGGGCGGTGGTTTAATGCAAACAAAGGCACAATATACTACTGCGGTTCAGGTAATCCGCAAAAGAAACATTGACGCTATTATGTTAAGCGTTGAAAAGGAGGCTTCTTTAGCTGGGGATGATTTCTATTATGCTTGGGGACAGGGAGCCGGTTATATCGAAGGTATCTCCATTGTCGGTGCTGAAATTCTTGCAAGACTATGGGGCAACTGCGCTGTTAATACAAGGGTTGAAGAAAAGGGAGACAGCTTCATTTTTTACGGTGATTTTATTGATTTTGAAACCGGCTATAATCTTACCCGTCCTTTCAGAACTTCCAAAAAAATACTTTTCAAAAAAGACGGTAAAACAGCTATCTATGAAAAAGAAAGAAATGATGATATAGTATTCCAGATAGGTGTTTCCAAGGGGTCAAGAAATGTTATAGTCCATGCCATACCAAGATATGTCCAGGATAAAGCAATCTCTAAAGCAAAAGAAGGAACCAAAAAACTTCTTGAAAAAATGGGTATAGAAAAAGCCACGCTAATGATTATCGGCAAAGCGACCAAGGTAAAGGTTCCGGTTGAAAGGATAGAATCAAATTATGGTAAAAAAGAAAGATGGGATATTGAAAGGCTTATTCTTATCTCCGGTGCGTTAAGAACCATTGAGGATGGCTACGGTACTATTAACGATGTTTTCCCGCCTGAAGAAGGAGAGAAGCCAACAGATGATAATGACAAGTCTCCAATAACTACCGATAAGAAGCCTGAACCCGAACAGCCAAAAGAAAAAGAAATCATCATCGAGGGTGCCGGTGTAGTTGATGAAAAAACAGGCGAAATTATAAAGGAAGAACCCGCGAAAAATCCCTTTGAACGTGGCGCACAGGGATTCTATTTGTTTGAAGTTGGTAAGATAAAAACGAAAGAAGATTATTCCGATTTTGAAAAAACCTATGTCGCCGAGATTACGAAAAACTTTACCGGACAGAAACTTGCTCAGGTAAAGAATGCTTTGGCAGCGAAAGAAAAGGAACTTAAATAATTAACTAATCATTAACAACGGGAGGGAAGCCTCCCATTTATTCTACAAACTATGGAAAACTTTCAATTAAAATTCGCCAAACAAAACCTTAAAAAAGTTGATGTTAAAAAACTCAATGATTGGGAGATAGATTTCCTTGCAAAAGTTGAGGACTTAATATTGAGGGGAATAGAATTAACAAGAAAGCAATTCAATGTACTCAAAGAGATGAGTGAAAAATGAGTTTCCATGTACCAAATGAATGCAGGATAAAAGACGGATTAATGGGTTCCGATAATTCCTATGGGAATAATGGAGCTTTTCAATTCTCTTATAAAAGCTTTGACTTTCATGCTGTCGCCTCTGATGGGATGGGATGGGAACACGTTTCAGTAACAATAAAGGCTAATCATACTCCGTCATGGGAACAAATGTGTTTCGTTAAAAGTCTGTTTTGGGATGATGAAGATACGGTAATTCAATTCCATCCTAAAAAATCTGATTACGTTAATAACCATAATTACTGCCTACACCTATGGAGATCAACGGAAACAGAAGTTAAAACTCCTCCGACAATTATGGTAGGTATTAAATGAGCAAATATTTTGACCCCTATTGTTCTTCAGGTGCTATTAAAATATCCCGCACTCATCCGAAGGTAAAGAACAAAAATTACGTTAAGAAAGGGACTAAGCCGACAGCAGAGCAAAGGGGATTGAAGCCTTTAAGATTGGGTCGGGTTAAAGATGAATTATTAGGAGGAAAGAAATGAACCATTTTCATCCTGGTATTAAAAAAGCTAAAAAAGAATACCTCTTTAACGGAGTTAAGCTTGACTCAGCAGAAGAATTAGAATTTGCTATGTGGCTGGATGAAGCTACAAAAGCGGGTTTAGTTTTAACTTCCGAATATCATCCAGAGCCGTTTGAAATTATTCCAACATTCTTTGTTGAAGATCCCAAAAGAAGGTGTTTATTCAGAGCGCATACTTACGGTGTGGATTGGATATTAACCCTATCAAGTAAGTTCTATCAGCTATTCCCTAACGTATTCCAATTTGCTAGCACTCCCTTTGATAAAGTATATCTTGATATCAAAGGAGCAAATCCGAGAATGATTTCAGAGTCAGACCACACTTTCAGGATTAACCAAAAACTTGTTTACGACAAATATAAAATCTATGTGCATAAAACTATTCTATGCGATTACAAAGTAGGGAAGAATATGCGGCCTGGATTTTTCGCTAAGACTTTTTGTCCTCAACAAGCAATGTTTATGAAGAATCGGAGGGTATTAACAGTAAGAAAGAATTACTCAAACTGTAAACTAATAAATCAATTAATAAATAATTAAAGGATTACTATGGAAACAATTAAAAAACTGATTGATTGCCCTATGGGGGATGAACAAAAAATGGAGATTGGCAATAGAATTGCTACTCTCGAAATTGAAATTGAGGAAGTAGAGGCAAGAAAGAAATCTGCGGTTGCCTCTTTCAATGCTGATATTACAGAAAAACAGGCTACTTGCTTACAGTTATCAAAACAATTAAAACTTGGTATCAGTCAGGAAGAAATTGAATGTTTTTACGCATTGAACGAACCGAAAACAGGACAGAAACAACTTTACAGATTTGACAATTCTGAAAAGATCGGCGAACCTGAGAAAATGTCAGAATTTGACGGACAGGAAAAACTTGAATTCCCAAATGAACTTGAAAATAAAGTGTTTGATGCAATAAAAGAGCAGGGGGAAAGAATTATTGACGGGGGAAATAATTTTATAGAATTAAGCCACGCAGAACTTGAGGATTTATTAAGTGAAAATCTTGATTCAGAAGAAATTGGGAATCTTTTATCTGATGGATTAGAAAACGAATTTCCATCACCGTCAGAAAATCATTCCATCCTTATTGAACAATCCGACTACCCGAAACTAAGGGCTATACTTCGGGACACGCTTAATCCGGTGCTTGCTAATTCCGATAAAGAAGAAAATATTATCAATATACCAGAGGAGAAGGAATAATGAATATTTGTCAATCGGGACATTCCGAAATTGTTTATGACGGAAGGGAGTGTCCCTTATGTGAAGAAATCCAGACAAGGGTTGATATGGAAATGGAATTAAAGTCTGAAATAAAAAGCCTTGAAAGTGATTTAGAAAAATCTGAAAATTACATAATTGATCTTGATGAGGAAATCGCCAACTTAAAGGCGGGTCAATAATGCCCTCTAACCAAACCCTCAGGGCGGTAACTAACCGCTCAAATTTTGATCGGGGTAAAGATTTAGCACAGCGTACTTCGATTGAACAATGCAAATTTATTGCAGAGCATTTCTCAATCTTAAAGCAGATAGATACTAAAAGCAGACCTTCCGGATGGAAAACAAAGAAGTTCCGGGAGTGTTCTGATAAAATTAACAGAAGGGAACCGTTATCAGATATTGATATGTCTTTTCTTGATAGCATTTATGAGGCTGTTATTGGTAAGGTATTTAATGTGCCAAGCTATAAAAACGAGTTCTATAAGGGGCATAAGCGGTGAAGGACCTTCTCATATCCATACTCCTAACTAAATCCAATATCGAGCATCCGCTTCTTTCTAAGGATTTATTTGATATGGTTAAGCCAAATGTTTCTTTAAGGTCATTTCAGCGTATGATACCCGAGATAATCAACACCTATAATCAGGAAGTCTATTCTAAGGTCATTAGAGGGCTTACAGGCAAAGATTCGGCTGTATTGATATTGTCAGACAAAAGCAGGGGATTTTATGCAGCAGGGACAAAGGAAAGCAGAAAGGAAGGGGCTATAAGTTATTTCCTAACTGTAAAAGCTGAATTAGAGAAATCAAGATTTATCAATAAGTGCATCATTGAAATTGATAATTACCGATTTCAGCAAGATTTCGATTTCTTAAAAGAACCAGGAGAATTGTTTTGAAAACACGCAAGGAATTTAGAGCGGAGACAGTAAAGGCACGAACGGAAAATAAAGATCGCTCACAAGTCAACTGCAAATTATTTAATGACCATTTTCAGAATTTCAAGGTTTATAATATTCCGAAAGCTCAGCTGATAATAGCAGACATACCCTATAACGTGGGGATAAATGCCTATGGTTCTAATCCGAGTTGGTATGTTGACGGTGATAATAAGAACGGAGAAAGCGAACTTGCAGGAAAGGAATTTTTTGATACTGATAAAGATTTTAGAATTACAGAGTTCTTACATTTTTGCTCTACTATGCTGAGAAAGGAGCCAAAGGAGAGGGGTAAGGCTCCCTGTATGATAGTCTTTTGTGAATTTGAGGCACAGTTTGAACTTATAGAAAAAGCTAAGGAATATGGGCTAAACAAATATATCAATTTAGTTTTCCGCAAAAACTTTTCGGCACAGGTATTAAAAGCCAATATGAGAATAGTTGGTAATTGTGAATATGCTATTATTTTGTTTCGGGATAAGTTACCAAAATTTAATAATAATGGTAAAATGGTTTTTAATTGTCTGGATTGGGAAAAGGATTCAGACACACCGAAAATTCACCCTACACAAAAGCCCATAAAGTTATTAGAAAAACTTATAAAAATATTTACAGACGAAGGGGAAGTTGTTATTGATCCTGTTGCTGGAAGCGGGACATCACTAATCGCAGCTCTGAATTGCAACAGAAACGCTTACGGATTTGAAATTAAAAAGAATTATTACAAAGAAGCCAATCAATTTTTACAAGATAAATTATTAGAAAAAGAAGAAATTAAAAAGTTTGGATGGAATAAAACAGCGGCAAGTAAAATTCATCCAATATTAGACTTTAAGGAATTAGCAATATGAAATTTAATATCGGGACGGAAATTATATGAAAACTAAAAAATTAAGATTCGGAGATTTAATAGAGAATGGTTATGCGAGCAAAAATAATCCCCATAGAACTGGAATATTTGTCAAATATTATTACAGACATGGCAAAGTCAATCCAGGCAAAACGAATGTTTTGACAAATGGTAGTGGCGATTTTTGGGAAATGTCTGCATGCGAAGAACAGCAGATCAAATTAGGTAACATTACAATGCTCAAGCCCAATGAGAACCTCTATGTAATATCGCTTTTTGACAAAACAGTTAAAGCCGCCGTTAGACTGATAGATCATCTTACCAAACACTTGGAAAATGTCCCTGACGAATTTTGGGCACCTTATGAATGTGAATACACCTCGCTTGTTTGGGAATTAACAAGGAAAGATCGTGAGGACAAACATCATGCCCAAATACCCCAAATTATATCGGAAGAGTTTTAATATGGCTTCACTTGTTGACTTTAATCAAAAGGACTACTACATTGCTTATGCGACAATTGAGTATTATGGAAAATAATTATAACATAGTAAATAAAATATCCCCTGGAGTGTTGTGTTCTCCTTACCGAGACCATAACTCAGTTGTCGCCAACTACTCCGGGGATTTTCTATTTTATGGAGCCTACCATGCCTAAATACACACCCGCCATATATAAAATTTATTTTAAACAAAAGCCAGAAATCCTTTACATAGGCAGTGCCGTTGATTTTAATCTTAGAATGATTAGGCATAAACACCACCTTAAAAAAGGTATTCATAGAAACTTACACCTTCAGAGATCATATAATAAATATGGAAAAGAAAATATGGTTTTTGAAATTTTAGAAAAATTAAATAGTCCTGAGTTTTTGATTCAAAGAGAACAGTTTTTTATTGATTCATTAAACCCCCAAATCAATATTCTTAAAATTGCTTGTAGTCCACTCGGATATAAACATTCAGAAGAAACGAAGAAATATATAAGCAAGGTTAATACTGGAAGGAAGATGACACCTGAGCAAATTATAAAAGGTGTAATTGCTCGTAAAGGACAAAGGACTTCACTTGGTTGTAAAAGAACTGAAACCATGAGGAAACATTTAAGCGACTTAAAGAAAAAACCCATCATTAACATTAAGACAGGACAAATAGTAGACTCTCTTAATTGGGTTTCTGAAATTACTGGAATAAAATATCAGACTCTTTACGCTAAATTATCTGGTACTCATAGAAACGATACAAACTGGAGATTTTATGCGTGATCCTGCATTTTTGTTTTACTTTGTAGACTTTGCTTACGGTACAAGAAAAATGACCTTTGAAGAAAAAGGGTGTTATATCGAATTGATATGTGAGCAAGCGGATTCAGGACATTTGACCATTGAAGACATTAAGCGAACACTCAAAAATAGTTTCCCTATATGGGAGTCCATAAGGTGTAAGTATGATATGGATAATGATGGGAAATTCTATAATAAAATTCTTGATGAGCATATAGAAAAAAGAAGAAAATATACAGAAAGTAGGAAAAACAACCTTAATTCTCCCCATAAGGACGCTCATATCAATTCCGATATGGAAAATAAAGATATAAATACAAATAGAATTGAGATTGTAATTAACTCTTGGAATGCCTTTGCTGAAATGAAAAACTTACCCAAGTTTACCAAACTTACCGATAAACGGGAGTCTCATTTGACAAAAAGGATAAATGAAAAGGAATTTAACTTTGACAACATTTTAGAACATATAGAAAAAAGCGATTTTCTTCTCGGATTAAAAACAGAGTGGAAGGTTGATTTGGATTTTATAATAAAGAATAGTGATAATTATCTGAAAATATTGGAAGGAAAATATAATAATGGAACAAATAAAATCGGTAACGGAGCAAGCCCTATCGACCTTGCAACTATCACAGCAAACAGATTCAAAAGACAACAGAAATGAAATAAGTATTTATAAACAGGGGAAAGTGACCCCCGAATCTTTCGCCGATGGTGTAGTCCTGATCAAAAAAGCATTCCCGGAACTCCCCCAAGGTTGGTACGAGGTTTTAGATACAATGCTGGATGAGGAAAAGTTTAGCGATATAAAATTTAAGCATGCCATAAATAATTTAATTAAAACTTGTCCTTATCCGAAACCGGCTATTGCAAACATAATCGGATTTGATAAAAAAGCTAAAATTTATCATTATCAGGAACTAATGAAGCTGCATAGCGAAAGCTATTATCCAGGAGCGAAGGAAGATCCAGTTGACAAATATTATTATCGAATTAGATTAAATGGAGGATTCAGATTCATAAAAAAAGAAGACTTTATCGAAGGAGTTTTTGATAAAATATGAGTGACAAGTTTTGGGAAACCCCGGAATGGATTAGAACAAAAACGCTTGGTATGAAAACCGATAAACTATTAACTAAAATTGAATACTTAAAATATGTTGGAGCCAAAAACTTTACTGAAGAAGGATATAAAAAATATTTGGAGATTATGCAGCAGCCGGAAGAAAGAGAACCTGAATTTATTTATAAGAATTATTATGAAACAGAAGATTGAAAGCTTATTAAATGAGCCACCTAAAAATATTACAAATTAAAAGGAGGTGAGGATGAAATGTTGTGGTAATTGCAAGTTTTTTATCCCGACAGGACAATCGACAGCTTTTAAGATAGTTATTCAAGTCGGGCAATGTGATTATAAAATGAAATATCCTGATGCTGCCGCATTTAAGCATGAAATTCTTATGAAAGAGATGATGGATTGTTGGGGGTTAAATTGTAGATGTTACTATAAATCAAAACTAACTAACGGATAGAGAAATATGCTCAACAAACAATCTGGCAATATGTACGATTTTGTTACTCATACTTGGAATGTAATTAAGGGCAAATGCTCTCACGAATGTTCATACTGCTATATGAAACACTTTGCACAAAAGCCTATTCGATTTGATGAAAAGGAATTTAATAATAAAATGCAGGGGATTACTGACGGAACAATTCAACTCAAAATTTACAAGGACAAGAAAATGAAACTCCTCAACCGTATTCTTAACTTCTTTTATGATCCGCAACCCCTGATAAAACAACTTGGCTCTATTAACGAAAGCCTTATAAGGGAAAATAATAGGCTTGCTAAATTAAATGCTGAACAGGCACATACAGTTACCGACCTAAGACAGCGACACGCTGAATTAGTCAAGGAAAATAAGGAAATGAACGGACTACTTTCCAAAATGGCTATTGATAATGACGATTATTCCCTTGCAAATAAAGAATTGAAAGAATCCCACACCCTCGACATGGAAACACTAAGGGGGATGAACGAAACTATCTGTAATTTGCAGGACTCTAAGACATATTTAGAGGGAGAGAATGAAAACCAAGATAAATTTATTAAACGAATCAAAAGTATAAACAAGGAACTCCGCATTGAAGTTAAGAAATATAAAAAGGTGAAAAAATGAAACTTATAACTAATTGGAATATTGTAAAGGTAGAATTATTCGGCTATGAATATAATATCTTCAATGTCATGGTTCAGATAAATTTGTCTCAAGGAATCCTTATGGGATTTGTCCTTAACTAATGAAATCAACACCTGAGACTTACAGAGAAATTTACCGGAAATACAGAGAATATAAATCGGGTAAAAGATTAAGTTTTAAGATTTCCGGCACTAAACACTCTGAAATATTAGAAAAACTTGCAGATGAATATAACCGAAGTGTTGGCACTATTCACTATATTTGTTTTGATAAACGAGCTAAAATAAGGATGGGACAATGAAAAAGGAGTTGTGGGCTTTTGTGATTAGTTCATTTATAGGGTTTATAATCACCGTAATAATATTCGGGCAAGGACTTCATTATGCAGAATCATATTCAGACTTCATTATGGGTGGCATTCTATTTCGATTTATCTTTTTGCGTGATTATATAAAGAAAAAACCCCATTAGCATTTTCGACTTTATTCTTATTTCCTATTACTTTATTTTTGTGGGTAGGTAAGAAAGGTAGAAAACGATTGAAATACGATTCTAATGAATACTAATCCAAAAAGCAAATTCTCTAAAGAAAACCAACCACCTAATGAGAATAAAAGAAAAAAGAAAAGAAAAACCATTGTCAAAGAACAATTAGGGTTAAAAAACATTGACGATTTGAAAGATGATGTTTTAATGATATGGAAAGAACTTGTTAGAAAAGGGACAAAAGAAGAAAAGAAATATGCTGCAAAAGAAATTAGTAAGTATCTATTTGCACAAAAGAAAGAAATTACTGGAGATATGTCATTTAAGTTTGAAGACTGGCTAAAGGGACAGGAAAAAGAAGTTGACAAATACGGTGTTTAATAAAATATTCAAAGTCTTTGAGAGATATGCTGAAACTTGCCTAAAGATCAAGAATAAGCCAGGGGAAATCGTTCCCTTTATATTAAATAACGCACAAAAAAAAGTATTAACTGCTTATTATAAGGCACGAGAAGAAGATAAGTTATTAAGATTCATTATTCTTAAAGCACGCCAAGAAGGAGTTTCAACACTTTGGGAGGGGATCATATACCAAAGAACGAAAAATCAATTTAACCGGAAAGCTCAAATCGTAGGACATGAAAATGATGCCTGTAATAATTTATTTGATATGTTTAAGAGATTCCACGATTATGACGAAGCACAGGCAGAGGTAGAGCACTCAAACGAAAAGAAATTAAGTTTTAAGACCCTCAAAAGCGAAATCAAGGTTAAATCCGCCGAGGGAAGGGAGAATGTTAAAAGATCAGATACCATCCAAGATTTACATGCTACAGAAGTTGCATTTTGGGCTGACGCAAAGGCTTCAATGAATGCGCTATTACAAACCGTCCCAGATCAGAAAAATACCCTAGTGGTAATTGAATCAACAGCTAATGGAATCGGAGGATGGTTTTACGATACCTGGCAAGACGCTATGAATGGAGATAATGATTATATTCCTATATTTTTAGCCTGGTTTGACTTGCCCGAATATACCAAAGACTTTGAGAATACAACACAGAAAGAAAACCTATTAAAATCCATTGATGAATATGAGATTTCGTTACTTAAAAATTATAATTTAGTCCCAGAACAATTAAATTGGCGCAGATATACAATAGCCAATAAGTGTGGGGGAGACCTAGACCTATTCAAACAAGAATATCCCTCAACACCGGAAGAAGCGTTTATTATCTCTGGTAGACCCGTATTTGATGCTACTATTTGTCTTAAAAAGTTGAATGGTTGCAAAGAACCATTATCAACAGGTTTTTTGCATCCGATTTATAATAATACCGAAGAATACCGGAAGATAAAATTAGAGGGTGGCTCATATTATGATTTGAAGAAATTTATGATTGGTGTTGAGTGGGAAGAAAATCCGAGAGGATATATTAAACTTTATGAAGAAATTCAGTATGATGAAAATGAGCATGGTGTTTATGTGGGAGGATGTGATGTTGCCGAGGGTTTAGAGCAGGGGGATTTCTCTTATATGCCATATATGGATAGAAGAACGAATAAGGATGTTTTAATATGGCATGGACATATTGACCCTGATTTATTGGCTGAAGAACAACATAAAATACAGTGGTTTTTAGGTAGTAAATGTACTGTTAATACCGAAATGAATAATAATGGTTTAACGACTATAAACACAGCTTATCAGTTAGGCGTAAGGCAATATTACAGAGAGGATTTCAAGAAAGGTTATGTGGCTAATAAATCTCAACTGGGAACAAGAACCACGACACAGACCAAACCATTTATGATTAACGACCTCAATGAAAACATAAGGGAAAGTCTATGGGAATGTAATGAAAAAGAATTTTGGGGAGAATGCTTAACGTTTGTAAGGGATTCGCATGGCGCAATGGGTGCGCAAGGAAAATTAAGCGACCCAGGGACAAAGTGTTTTGATGATCGAGTAATGGGACAGGCATTGAAATTCAGATGTCATATTTGGATGAGCAATTATCATAAAGTTGTGAAAGTAGAGGAAATAATTACAGGCAGGGCAGCGGTAAGCAGAGAAAATCAAGTTAAGGAAACAACATTTTAATGGAGGCAACCCATGAAGCGCACACTTGAGGAAGTCCAGGAACTATTCAAAAAATTTAAGACATTGAATAACGAAGAAAAAGACCAAATGATTAAAGACCTAAATCCGCCATATCCAGACGATCCGGTTAGGGAAGCAAAGAGGCAAAAATTTATGCAAGGCATAGCTGAACCAGTGATATTTGAAGGAAGTTATTTCGATGACTGAGAAAGAACGTTTACAGAAACATCTTCCATTAGTTCAAAGACTTGTTGACAGGGCTAATGAAGAAGGGATAGTGGGCTCAAACACTAAGGATGAGCTAGAGATTCACGCAGAGCCTTACAAGGGCTTTTTTATCGGCATTGCAAGAGTTGTAGTTGATGGGTGTGCTTATTTCAAGGGATGGGCTACAGGTGAGGTATTGAACGCAACCACAGGGCAAATGGTTACTCAGCATTTTGAAAGTGATTTACTTCAGAGCAAGCACGAAGTAGGTAAACAGCTTTATAAATATGTTGATAAATTCAGAAGCATTAGACCCATTGTTCACATTAAACCAGAATCGGAATATGTATAATACACAGCAAGTAAAAAAGTACCAAACAGAACTTGATGAAAAAATCGAAATACTTTATCGTCAAGGGGCATTTAATCTTTTTGGTAATCCTCCCTATTTTATTAAAACAGGAAGCTCCCAAGCGACCAACTTAACTAAGGAAGTCGCAAATGAAAAAGATAGAATTTCCGAAAGAGATTGACAGTCCTTTATCCGTATCAGACTTAATTCAAATCCATAATCAAGGGGTTACTAAGTTTCAAGAGA